GATCAATCATATCATGCTTGAGAATGGTACGAATCCGATAAATATGATTATCATCGTCTACATCCTGTGGAAGATTCGTTTTAATCGCCTTCATAATCTTCATCAGGCAATCCGCAAATTCTTCATTCAATTTAATGGATTCAACCATACAGAGATTCAATTCAATTTGTGTAATGATGGTCGTAATGGTCTTCATGAAGGTGGCGGTATCAATGCTATTATGTTTGATAAGCTCGGTAAGAAACTGCGAATAACCGCGGCGATATTTCTTCTCTACATTTCGTTTGCATAATTCATTGTATGTTTCGGAACTAGAATCCGCAATTTCTTCAAAGATTTTCATGTATTCGGAGAACAGATTCTCCATTTCGGTAAGAAGAACAGGGTATTGTGTGCTCAATTCGCTCAGCAGACGTGCATAGAGCGGACAAAAGATTTCTTCGCTTGCTGCTTTTTCAAAGACGATATTCATGAAACATTTCATCATATCGGTTTGTCCGCTGTCAATAATGTGTGTGATGAATTCCTTGATTTCATTATAATTCGGCTCACTAAATTTGTTAAGCTTGCCGAGAAGAATGGTGTTCAAAATGGTATCATCTACTTTTCCAGTTGTCTTCTTAAATTTACTGACGTACTTTTGAGTGGAGGTACGAAATCCATCAGCGCTCTCTTGAAAAGGACGACGAGGCACTTCCGCATCCTGTGTAGGGACAGTATTCTCTTTATGAGGATTTCGAGAGCGATTTTGAAAGGAATAGGAAGCATTGTCCGTCGGTCGAGAAGAACGCTGATAATGATTCTTTTGATACTGTCCTTGTCCTTGTCCTTGTCCTTGTCCTTGTCCTTGATGCGGACGAGCAGAACTCCGCCATTCTACCTTTTTCCAACCATTCTGGTCAGAACCCGTCATCATACACTGATGAATGCTTTCAATCGCCTTAAGAAGAGAAGGCGATAATTTGGGGTCCCGGATATCCTTCCGTAAGGAACGAACGGTCTGGATATCCTGATGAATTGACGCCATACTGTTTAGTTACAGATGAAATGTTTAAGCTTGAATTGAAAGAGATGATGATAATAAGACTATCATATCTTTCAAATTTTTATATATACTGTGTTTGTAAATCGTTGAAAAAGATAATAGAAAGAATAAGATGAGTTCGATTGAATCCATTGTGGATACTGAAGTATTATCGACATGGATAGGTCTTCAAACGGAGGCTTCAAAAAAGTGCTTAACGCAGCAACTACATCATTGGACGCATGATGCGCAACGGCTCATACAGTTAAGCGATAAATTCAAACGATTTAAAGATGCATTTGAGAAAGACCCTGCCTTTTTTGGGGCGTGTCATGATATTTTTAAGGAAATTTCTGATATTGAAAAGCGTCTTCATCATTTAATTGATGGCGAATCAGAATTGGAAAAGGAATCGTATAATGAAATTCTATTTTTCCATCCCATTCTTCAACCCCTTAATTTCGTACCTTTTCTCTTAACACTATGGTCCACCATACGTATCTATGTTCTACCAGGAATTTCTCTGCTTTTTCCCCTTATTACATTATTGGCTCCCTATATCGTTCTTAAATTTGTATTTCATCTCCCTATGTCATTTTCAAACTATATGAACATGTTGCATTCGATTGTATCGGGTAATTTCCAGCAGATCATGAATCCACAAGAAATACCCTTACCATCATCCGTAACACCCATGGCATTTCTTAAACAATTTGGCGTTGTGATGGTATCATTTGTACAGGGTATTATTCAACCCTATTGGAGTTATAAACATTTGAAATCAATTGATACCATTATTTCAGATCATGGTGCATTGGTATTGCGATTTCAAGAACTCTATCAATCATTAGAACAGCATCTATTGGATCGCGGATTTACCTTTTTTCGTTGCCCTCTTCCAGAGATTCCTAATGAGCGCAATGCCACTGCACGAATTATCTTGGAATCCTCGTATTTTAAATTAGCATTAAAATATGTTGGATCACTTGAAGTGATAATGAGTTTGGCACATCAGCCCGATATTCATTCGGTTCGCTGGGTATCCTCTCCTCATCCTGTCTTTAAAGCAGTAGACACCTTTGATTTCCATGTCCCTCTTACGACCCGTAAAACGATTTCGGCTGCTTTTTCGAAGAAGCGTCATGCATTGCTCACAGGTCCTAACAAGGGTGGCAAATCAACCGTGTTACGAGCGCTATCTGTCAGTGCATTATTGGCACATACCTATGGATGTGCACTCGGTCATCTTACTTCGACACCCTTTCACACCTTATTTGTCTGTTTAAAACCAGACGACCTTCCTGGATCCAAATCGCGATTTGAACGCGAAGTCGAATTTACATCCACCACTCTGACACACAAGGAACCCATTCTTGTTCTGATTGATGAATTATATCATTCCACCAATCCACCCGATGCGCTACGTAGTTGCAATATTTATTGTGAACAATTGTGGAAGAAACCGAATGTAGTAAGTGTCATCAGTACCCATTTATTTGAATTGGTGGAGAAAACGCCTGACACCATACAGCATTTGTGTTGTCCTGCTACCATTAAGGATGGAATTGTCGACTTTACCTATTCGTTACAAGAGGGGATATGTAAAGTGAGTAGTGTCGATACGCTTCTCAGACAATATTCATTTATGTAATGTCTTAGGGCAGCATGTTCTGTCTTTAAGACGGAATATCCTTATTCTGTTCCCATAGTCGTGTATCTTCGACATCATTGACATCAATTTCGTAAAATCGTGTCATGTCTCGTTGTATATAGGCATCGCCATCTCCACGAGTGCATTTGACATTTTGCCAAAATTCAACAGACTGACAGCTATAATGGTTAAATAGAAAGAAATCCATATTAATGACCATAAATGTATTTAGACTATTTGTATAATCGTGATTTGCAAAAAAGGCATCATGCACATTGATAGAAATAAATTCAAAATTACTATTGATAAAATATTTTAGACAACGCAATGGAGTTTCTGCGCGTTTGGTAAAATGTTTGACGAGTGAATCGGGTTGTTTGATATGACCATTAGATCCATATAAATATTGTTGTATTTGAATTTGACCTATATTCCCACAATGTATTCGCAATACATCCCCAAGATGAACTGACATGGGAGACCATACATATTCATCCAAATCAATCATGAGTAACCATTGTGTATCCTTTTGTTGCATATGAGGCAAAAGGAAACGATTATATAAATTACGTTGACGTCCCAAATAATATTCTTCCTTTGCATGGTACAGTGTAATGACTCCCTTATCAACATATTCTTGAATTTTTAAAACGGTATCATCATCGCTATTATCATTAATCAGATAAAAATGATCGACACCATGATGAAGATAATGTTTGATCCATTCAATAATACCATCCGATTCATTACGAAATAATGCTCCCACTGATAAATAATGCATATGATATGATAGTCAATGTAATTCTTTATATCCGTTTATGTAATGCTTTTGTTCTGTTCCCATAGTTGTGTATCTTCTACCTCATTTGCATCTAGTTCATAAAAGCGTGTCATGTCTCGTTGTATATAGGCATCACCATCTCCACGAGTGCATTTGATGTTTTTCCAAAATTCAACGGATTGACAACTATAATGGTTAAATAAAAAAAAGTCCATATTAATAATGATAAAGACCGAACTATCTGTTTTATTAGCTTCTACCGCAAAATCAGCATGATGAATATTGATAGAAGTAAATTCAAAATTACTATTGATAAAATATTTTAGACAACGTGTAGGAGCTTCTGCACGTTTGGTAAAATGTTTGACAAGTGATTCGGGTTGTTTCACATGACCATTGGAACCATATATATATTGTTGAATTTGAATTTGACCTAAATTCCCACATTCTAGTCGCAAGATGGATCCAAGATCAATAGCCCGAGGAGACCATACATATTCATCTAGGTCAACGATAAGAAGCCATTGTGTATCTTTTTGTTGCATATGCGGTAAAAGAAAACGGTTATATACGTTACGTTGACGACCCAAATAATAATCCTCCTTTGCATGGTATAATGTAATGACTCCCTTATCAACATATTCTTGAATTTTTAACACAGTATCATCATCGCTATTATCATTAATCAGATAAAAATGTTCTACACCATGATGAAGATAATGTTTGATCCATTCTACAATACCATCCGATTCATTACGAAAGACGGCACCTACCGATAAATAGTGCATATGATATATTAGTCAATATAATCTTTAAATTACTAAAATAGAATTTATATGATATCCTTATTTTGTTCCCATAATCGCGTATCCTCTATTTCATTGCAATCTAGTACATGAAAATCATCCATGTTTCTTGTGCGGTAGGCGTTACTGTCTCCACGAACACATTTGACGTGTTGCCAGAATTCAACGGATTGACAATTATAATGATTATAGATAAACCAATCATATGAAATCATGGTAAATACACTCGCATCTGTCATGTAGGCAGGATTGGCAAAATCAGCATAATGAACATTGATAGAGGAAAATTCAAAATCGCTATTGAGGAAGAATTTCCCGCAAATGCGATATAAATTCTCACGTTTGGTAAAATGTTTTACGAGTGATTCGGGTTGTTTTACATGACTATTCGAACCAAAAAGTAGTTGATGAACCTGAATTTGACCATATTTGATGAATCCCATTCGTAACACATCGCCTAGATGAACCGCTTGAGGTGACCAAACATATTCATCCAAATCAATCATGAGTAGCCATTGTGTATCCTTTTGTTGTAAATGCGGCAACAATAATCGATTATACAAATTACGTTGACGACCCTCATAATAAGGCTCTTCTACATGATATAACGTGATAAGTCCCTTATCAATATATTCCTGAATTTTTAACACAGTATCGTCATCACTATTATCATTAATCAGATAGAAATGGTCGACACCATGATGAAGATAATGTTTGATCCATTCGATAATACTATCGGATTCATTACGAAACATCGCACCTACTGATAAATAATGCATTCTAACCTATTCTTTTGCATTATTCTTTAGACCAACATTTCTTTTACGAAATGCGATTGTTCCTGGATTTGAAAAACCCTACGTTTCCTCAGAATGAGCTATCTAAGTGATACCCTTACTATTGGAGTACTACTGGTACTGCTATTTGGTTCTATTTCGCTCTATTTGTACACTCGTATCCAGCAGGCAGAACAGAAGATTCATTTGCTCGAATCGATTTTACTCGATTTGAAGATGAGTGCCGAAATTAAATCCTATACGGAACTACCGGCAGATGATTTGCATGAAACATCTGCTTTTTCATCCACTACGGTGAATGATACAGTGAATGATACAGTAAACGATGACTATGTTGCTTTAGACGATGCGGAGTCGCCTATCACAGAATATACTAGCCTTGACGAGTCCGAACCAGTAACAGAGGATACCGTTATTACGTTAGATGAATCCATGGAAGGTGTTGTGACCGATGTGACTGGTACTGTGATGAGCGCTGCACCATCTGTTGTCTATGATTCCATGACACTAAAGGAGCTTCAGGTGCTCGCGAAATCAAGAGGCATCACTGGCGCAGGATCCATGAAGAAGGGTCCCATTATCGAAGCCCTTAAAACATCGGATCGGATTACTGTCGTGAAACCCGGTTCAACGGGAACGGGGGCGAATTCCTTTCTTGAAACCAGTGCTTTGGTTAGCGATGAGTCTGAGTGATTTCATAACCAAAACCATTAGTAAAGAGACATGGCAGAACTTCATCAACTTGGATTTTCACAAAATACTCACCCCAATTTATTTACTACTCCTGAATTTGGCTCAGAGTATCTGGCAGCACGTAGCGCATATGTACCACCAGTGGAAGACGTTTATCCAGCCCGAGACGATCGTTACCCTGCCTACGCGGGAAAGATGCAGGATGGTCGTTTGGTAACAGATTATCGTCCAAAGTGCAGCAAAAATATTCGCCCCAACGAGCAATATTATACAAAGGTATGGATGGTTCAACATGCCGATGAAATGATGGATGAATCTCGTCGTAGACAAGTGGAATGGTCAGGCGCATCGTTACCATTGGCAAATACCGTTCCCCCTCCCGCCAACATTGTTCATTCCAACCCCTTTTATTCTGAAATGTCGGCTACGAACTTGAAATATGGAATTGGCATGGAACGAGCGGATGCAAAGGCTCCCATGCTCTTTGGAACGTTTCAGTATGAACCGACGATGTCAGAAATACGCAACAATCGCAAGAACATTGATTTGACCTCTCGCCAGGAGGGAGGACGCAATTCGGTACGTGGAGTATTTTAAGATGTGTACATATGATACATAGATGAATATCTATTTATGATATGATTTTAATCATGATATATTCATAATTTAGTTACGCTGTACGTGCGTTGCGTGCATGCCTTGCATATGATAAGGCATTGTCGCCACCGCAACGAATGCACCTGACATGATGAGTGCGATACCTAAGATAATGGGCAAAAGAACAAGAAACCAGGACAATCCTGTCCAACCTTCACCGCAGATCCAGTTGAGAACGAACAACCAAATGGCAGAGAATAAACCTTGACTGATCGCGCCGACAAGATGCTGATTATATAGTAATCCTGCAACACTTACAAGAGAAACAATACCGTATAGTTTGGCAGGCGTACACAGTCCAGCCCACATTCCTTGATTTCTGTTGAGCGACATGGTTATATTAAAAGGGGAGATTAAAGAGATACTGTACTATACTGAAAAAATGTCATTGTTCAGAATAGTCATAGACCTGCCGGTAATCGAAACCGGATGTTGGATTCATAAGATCCACATACTACCCTTATATTACAGGTCTTGATAGAGGAATTTCTTCCTACTATTCTATATAGTATCATCTTTAAGTACTTTTACACATCATTCGCATCAAAAGAAAGATCTCAAATTCTTGTGTAACAAATTTTTTATTATATCGTCCCATATCTTTAATAATATATGGGGTATATCCTTTCTTTTCAATCATATCCATTTTAATTTTATCACGTGTTTGAACTTGCTTTAATGATTGTGATTTACTAATTTGTTTATAGTGCCATGGTCCATTCCATAAAATTGCAATTTTATCAGAGTGGATAATAATATCAGCATCCCAACCATCAAAGAAGGGTTCATTTGTTGTAATGATAAAAGATGCTGAACATAATTCCGAAAAGTAGATTTCATTTTTACTTCTTCGTGATTGACTAGTTGCTGAGATTTTCCCACCTATTTTTCCATTTTCTTTTGCATTTTTCCGATATTCTTCTGTTCTCCATAAATCATTAGAACATTGTTTTGAACATAATTTTGCAGAAGAACGACTGGGTTGAAAATCTTTTTTACAAACAGGGCATTCAATGGGAACTAATATACGAGGTGTTTTATATCCTCCAAATAATGGTGTTTCTCGCATTTCACAATAAGGATGACGCTGCCCAGCATAAAATGCAGTATACGCCTTTGTATATGTTTTATTACATTTTCCACACTGTATTTCTAATTTATTTCTACATCCGCTATACTCTTTGCTAATTAATTCATCACCTTTACTTTTAATGAAGTCATATATGTAGGGATAGGATAATTGATTTGACATTATAATAATACTTTACTATTTAAAAATAAAATCAAATTTTGTAAAGTTAGAAACCGGATACACTACAGCAGAAAAAATAGCGCAGTAATAATACCAGTGACAGCAGTAATCGCTGTTACCATATAACCCCGATAGCTCGACTGATACTCCCTGGCGACAACAATCGCTTGTTGGCTCTCCACCGCGCTTTGTTGGGTGGAGCGAATGGCATCTTCTATATCAAACATGTCTTGTTTATGAACAGTATCATGCAAGGTTTCCATACATTCTTTAAGGTATAGAACATCATATTCTATTTCAGTGAGTGGATCCGTGCCTTTGGACAGAGTACCCATTTATGGAGAGCAAAGAAAATCTAACAGCAACATAGATTCTTGATAAAGTACCATGTACCACATTCATCTTTCCCCTCAATTAATGGTACAGTATATTGTATAAGATTGGTTTGATATAAGGGAATGGTACTCAAATCGGTAGAATCAAGAAGATTTGGGTACTGGGAAAGAGGCGGATGCACGTAGGTTTCCGAAAACTCTTCGGAATATTCTTCGGAATACTCTTCACGACAGTCGTCTAAATGCGTGTCAGTATACTTTCGTGAAGGGACATAGGGGAGAATAATCGGTGCAGATACGACATCCATCGATTGTTCGTTCTGATTCATCTATCCTATCTGCTTATTTTAACAAATAATAGGTTAAGAAGATTTGAGCGATGGCAGTATAACACCAAATCGCTGGCTTTTCATTAATATTGTTCGTTAATAAAAAGCCAAAATAGGGTCCTGTTAGAATCAGGGCTAAGAATGGTTTTAATTGAAACATCGTTAAGACGGGGATAACCCACATAAAGAAATGTAATCCAATGCTGGGGGTGAACCAGTATTTTCCAGGAGTGCGCAATCGGATATTCCATGCAATATGACGTTCTCCTGAAACAGCACATGTCTCTTGACCACATAATGGCTCGTTACCAACATCACATAATTCATCATCCCCCACCGAAATAAGCCGACTTGCCAATAATAAACCAGCAAAAAATGACATATAAATAAATGTAAATTGTGGTTTATTCGTAAAAGCAAAGAGCCACAGATTAAAAAACAGTGGTTGAAAACAAATATGAAGATAGCCAAGTGTTGTCAAGAATTGATTCTTTTCATCACATTGGTTGATGACTTTGTATTGAAAAAATTGTATGATTTCCATGAGAGCAAAATAGCCGATTCCAATGGATGCGTACACATTTTTATGATAAAAAAAAGCACTGGATGCTAATCCAAACACACCGATTGCCAATGATATGTTTTCAGAAAAACACATCTCTATTCCTAGGACAGATTATGATATGAACCTAAACTAAATACTGCTATATGATAGTAATGGAGAAGAAGGTGCTTGCCTTTGACATTGGTATTAAAAATCTGGCATTTTGTCTTCTGGAGAGTAGATCCGTACTCGGACTAGAAAATTGTAATTTGTTGGAACCGGTGGAGCCCATTACCTGTAAACAATGTGTTAAAAAAGCATCCTATCTGGGAAATAACGAACCCTATTGTAAACGACATCTTCCTAAGACCTATTTGGTATTGCCTGAACTAACAGGAAAGAAGTTGCCATCCAATAAAGTGTTGAACGAATTGGTGAAAACGCACGAGTGTCTTTCCACGGGAAAAACAAATAGCAAATGCATCGAAGCTCTTGCTACAAAATGTGCATTTCATTTGGAGCAACCCAAGCAAGCGAATGCGTCGAAAGTATCACTGGAACACATTCACGATTGTCTTCGGAAATTTGTTCAAGAGAAATGGTCCTCCTTTTCGGGAGCGACCCATGTCCTACTAGAAAATCAACCCGCCTTTAAGAATCCGCATATGAAATCGGTTCAGGTGCTTCTATTTGCTACGCTGAGGGAGCAATTTTTGACACATCATCAATTTCCCGAATATCATTTGGTCCATGCAAAGAAGAAGGTTCAAGCGGAAAAAGGGGATGCGGGATATGCGGAACGAAAACAAAAATCAGAAGAGCGTCTGATTCAACTTTTTGAACAAGGAACTATACTGCCTACTCCACTGTATGAGATGTGGAAATCATCGGCTAAGAAGTCGGATATGGCGGATGCATTATGTATGGCAATTGATCATATATAGACCATAAGTAGATGATTATTTCTGATATCCTATCCATTTCTACTGTTTATTTATATATCATACCACTTATATTATTTCTCTATACCAAAGATTCCTATCATATAAGAGCCTTTGTTGGTATACTTGCAGCACTTATCATTTCAATATGTATCAGACATATTTTTATCAAAGAGGTGAGTGTACGACCGCATGGAGCTACAAATTGTGATGTCATGGCTACCAATGGCAATCGGGCGGGAAAACCTGGAATGCCATCGTCTCATGTTGCCGTTGTTGTTTTTTTTGCTCTCTTCTATCTTCCGTACATTACAAATCCCATTCTACGCACTACGCTTATCTTTTATACGATTAGTATTATTGTGTCACGATATGATAAAAAATGTCATAGCGTTCCACAAATTGTAGGAGGTGCATTATTGGGAATAGGTATTCATTGTATAGTACGATGAGTGCGCCATTTATAGTGCTTAAAAAAACAGCTATGATGAAAGACATATGAGCGGCTCGGGTGTAAGTATATCAGACATGCAAAACTTCGTAGAAAACATGGGCTCCGATATCCAAATCAGTTCAAGCATTGGAAATGTGATTGAATTAGGGGATGAAGATTTGGGAAATGATTTTGGAGCAAGTCTATTAACCAATTCTCGTGTGACATCACGTCCGGCGCAGGATTATTCGCAGAGTTCACAAAGTATCTCGGCGTTAGAGCCGCTTCAGGACATTGGAATCGGTTCGCTGGAGCCACTGGATTCCATTTCCTTTGATCTGCCATCGGGATATTCGAATCCTGAGATTTCGGTGAATCGTCAATCCGATGACTCTATGTTTTCCAATCAACAGACAGCTTCTGGTCCATCCATTAATCTGGCGGCGGCAACCCGTCTCAGCCCAGAGGAAGAGCGAAAGAAGAAGGCGGAATTAATTAATAAGTTGAATCGTCTGGAGTCAAAGGGTTATACGTTGACGAAGCGATTTACCATGGATAATGCCTTGGATGAAATTCAGCAGGAGTATGACCGCCTGGTGGATGCGAAGAATTTGGAGGCGTCTTTGCGATTCCAGCGTCAATGTCTGATGGGTGTGGCGACAGGTGCCGAGTTTCTGAATAGCAAGTTCAATCCATTTGACTGGGAGCTAGATGGGTGGTCTGAGTCCGTCCATGAGAACATTGAGGATTTTGATGAAGTGTTTGAGGAGCTTTATGACAAGTACCGAGGACGTGGAAACATGCCACCTGAAGCGAAGCTGCTGATGTCGTTGGTGGGAAGTGGATTCATGTTTCACATGAGCAATTCGTTCTTCCGTTCCAAGATGAGCAATGTGGATCCGACGGACATTTTCAAGAACAATCCGCAGCTAGCGAAGCAGTTTGCACAGGCGGCGGCGCAGCAGGCGGGTCCAGGGTTTGGCAATTTCATGGGGGCGGCGATGGGTGTACAGCCACAGCAAATGCAACCACAATATGCGCAGCAAATGCAACAGCCACAATATGCGCAGCAAATGGGTCCAGGTCCATTTAATCAGGCGTCTAATGGAATAGCGCCACCGATGCAGATGCCACAGTCGTCTTATTCGCAGCAGCAGACGCCGCCACAGCGCCGCGAGATGAAAGGACCAAGTGGTGTAGATGATATTTTGAAGACATTTCAAGAAGTGCGTAATGCGGAACTAGAAATCAACCCTATTTCTATTCCAGCGCCTGAGCCATCGTATTATCAGCAGCCCGCTCGTCAAGCCGCCTTTGAAATCTCTAGCATTAACACTACACCTCTTTCGGATGTAGGCAGCGATGCCACTCGTACTGGATCCACGGGAGCGCGGGCGAATCGTCGTCGTAAGGTACAAACCCCTGTGGGAAATACAATGACACTTAATTTGTAATTCGTACAAATAGAATAAATATAATAACTAATACAGCACTTATAATAAGTGTTATATTAATCATATAACGACAATGATATTAATTACGAAGCAGTGACAAGTTTGCAGCGTAGATATCGGTATGAAGGACATCATTGTCAGTTGATTCGCCTTCTTCATTAACGGAGGAACCGTGTTGAACATATCGTAATGATTTTTCAAGAGCTTCTTGATCAGGACGATTTGCGTTCTTTTTTGTTTGGTCGGCAGTTTGGTAGCGTTGCGCCTTGGAACTCAGACGAAGAAGAATTTCTTTTTCTTCAGGTGTCATTTCTTCACCAGGTTTGGGTGCATCGGCACAAGTAGAACCAGGGGATCCGCCTGTACCAAAGAGGCAGAGGGATGAATTCTCATTGAACAAATAGCCGAGAAAGAGGACAAAGGTAAGGGTAGACCAGAAGGCAACCCAAATGCTACGAGTGGCGACAAAGAGGACCGTAAAAATGAGAACACGTCGGACCCAGGGATGTTGTAGAAATTGCTCCTGTTTTTTGGTGACTTCCATGCTAATAAATCGTCCACCCAAATTGAGAATTAACATCATGAGTCCAATGAAATAAGGATTATTGTTAAAGATTTGTAAGAAGCCATCAATTGGACTAATTGCCAATAGAGATGATGCTTGATGCCCTACAAATGCTGCCGGAAGACTCATTCTGTTAGTAGGAAAGCTCTTATATGATCTGCATTTTTTATCTGATCATCCTCCGCTAATAATTAGTAAATGGCGTAACGAGTACGTTCATGTCGCTTAAATAAAAGAATACGATAAAGGCAATGATAATGCCGACACGAGGGCACCACATGGCGGAAGTAAGAACAAGAAGAACGACTAAAATGCGCCACCAGGGATAAATGTAGAGCGATGTTAATTTTTTACTGTAATGCTCTTCAAAGAGAGTGCTGTAGTTAATAAGGAAAAGACTGGCGAGTAAGACGGCGAGTGCTCGGAAGAGTCCATCGGAACCATGTTGAAAGGACAAAAAATCAGGCCAGGTAGGGGTTTTCATCTCTATTCAATAGGATAGCATAAATAAGGCTCTCTTTATTGTGCTGCGATCGTACTTACATAGTCATTTGCGATTATTTTAGGATTTTCTCCAAGAACACACTCTACAAACCAACGTGGTCTAATAACACTCTTATTCGTAACGCTACCATCAAATCCTTCAGATGTGGATGGAGCACCATTGATAACGAGAAGAAAAGCAAGAGCGGTTAAGAGTCCGTAGATCCAACCTAATCCTTCGACAACCCCGTACACTACTGCAACTCCGAAGACACGTCCGAGTAGGGAATCGGCGAAGGAACGATATTCGGATGGAATCAGGCTAGAATAGACAATCATGACGACCAATACAAATCCATATAACAATTTGGCAGGAGAATCCATGGTTGCGATAACTTCATGAAGCTTTCCAATCATTGGATGCATGCCGCCCTGTTGTACCGACATTCTAATTATACTACTGAATGATTACATTATGATAAATGGGTAACACGATAGGTACGATAGAATATCATGCGAAAAATGGGAAAGCATGGTAAAAAACAAAGCGGATTTATCGGATATAAGAATGATTGCTTTTGGTAGTAGAGGCAATGAACTATTGCGCTTTAGACGATGCCTTTCAGGAAATAGGAGGGGCGCCGTCTCCGGGATGTGTCACAGATTATGCTACCCGAGCCGCCCGAAAGGAAGAACGTAAAAAGGCAAGACGGTGTAAAGGACCTGCGGCTACCTATTTGGACCTGGAAGAGAGAGATCCGGATCGCCAGCAATTCACGAAGCTCCCTGAGATTCCACCGATGAATCCAACTACGGGATTACGTGAGCATGCTCCTGTGGGAGCACCACAAGGGTCATGTGAACCGTTTATGAATCGGGAAGCCATGGAACCCTACCAAAAGAATCCTCTTTCAAAGGTTCCGACCAATATTGCTGGACCCGCTCAACGTCAAGAGAGTTGTGGAAACACGTATTTTGGGCGTGGAGTGGAGGACGCTCCTCTCCACACGGTTGAGCCAATAAGAAAAGATAATGAAGCCTTTGCGGATTACATTCCCGACCAGGCAGATTATAAATTGCAACCTGACTTTTCTAAGACATTTCAGGAATCAGGCGTTGCTCGTGCAGGTACGGGTGCGACTCTTCCCAATCCATCTGTTAATATGTATTGGAAGCCACTTACGACAAGTGGAGCTCAGACATCCTTTGTAGAGCACTTACCACCACCTGGTGGCAAATATTATGAACCGCCTAACACCATGGATGGCATGTCGAGTGCGGAAATGATGCGAAAAATGGATAAAATCTTTGCGCGATTGGATGATATGAACACTTCCTCTCCTGAACAAATGGCGTCGGAAATCATGATGTTCATTTCTAGTGGCATTTTTGTGCTATTTCTAATGGATTTACTGGTGAAGAAGGGAGGTAGAATGCGTATGTAAATTGGGATAAGTGATCCTATCTTCATTGATGAATGCAGATAGGATGTGACGATGAATTACTTGCGATGCTTGCGATGCTTGCGTTTCTTTTGCTTTTGTGTTAGGTTACGTTGCTTTTGATTGCGTTTTTTTGTGAGAGAGCCGCCTCTGGGTATGTTTTCAGCTTTTTTGGATCTAGCGACTTCTCTTCTATTAGCATATTCCTTCGCCTTAGTAGCAATTTCAGCAGCAAGATCTTTTCTTATTTCGAGATTAGTTTTTTTCCTTTCTAGTTGTACTGCGATAGGAGCAGCTTCATGATCCATTTCCGCAGCGATCGCAACAGCAACTGACTCTGAATGTTCAGGTAGGGGTGCGAATGTGTCATCTTCTGCTGCGGCGGCAGCGACTGCGACGAAGGCGGCATCCTCATCTTCTTCTGCTGCTGCTTCTGCTGCTGCTTCTGCTTCTGCTTCTGCCACTGCTTTATTTGCGACGCTGGTCTTCGCAATGATACTCTTCACTTGAGTGGGCGACATAATTTTCACGGAACCACTGTCTGGCAGAATGTTTTCTACCACCTTTACTACATCTTCTACTTCTGGAAGGAGCTTGTCTACCATAACATCACAATTCGCTTCTTCTATTTCTTTCACTTCATATGGTTCTATTTTTCCTATACGAGCAAGATGTAATCCTGTCTTATTTACGAGATCTTGAAAAAGACGATAGTATGTAGCTGATACAACACACGCATTATATGCGATACATACCTTTTTAGTCTGCTCAAAAACAAGTTTATGAAAATCAGATCGTTTACCTATGTTTCCTATGATACTGCGTTTTCTCGACCACTTCGTGAAGGAAGTGAACCATGCCTTTTCATTTTCTTCATAGGCGGTAGCAGCTTGTTTGGCAACCGCTATTGCATGTGTTTTTCGTCTAATCGCGGCATTTGCAATAGCAGCCGCTCTATCATAAGCTTTAGATTCTGTATCAACAATCTCAGCTAGTCTAGCGGTCGCGGCGGTAGCTGCAAGCGTAGCCTTGTCTGCTTCCATTTTTGCAGCTGTAACATAATGTTCTTGATCACGACGTGATCCTTTGACTTGTATGATAATTTCACTTAATTTATCATCACTAAGAATGCGAGTTAATGAATCATTTTCTTTTTTATTATTCTCATTTCTTGCATCATATATCTCTTTGTATTCTATTGCTTTCTCATTTAAATAAATCATAAATTTGTCAAAGATGATTGATTGAATGGCAGATTGAACAGATGGATTATATGTTCCAATCGTGCGCATCATATCATTGTACCAATTCGAAACAGGATGATTATCACCGCGTCGTTGTATGCGAGTTTCTATTTTTGCAGTATAATTTTCAATAAATCGTAGAATATCAACATTTTCTGTATGTAATGCATCTAATTGTTCTTTTTGTACACCTGTATTTAGTTCAAAGGTTTCAACAATGAATTGTAGGATTTCGATATCATATTGTGTGCTGCTTTTTGCATTTTCAATAAATGACGATGTGTAGTCATTATTTCCATTTCTAGAATTATCCCTTATCGCTTTAATAAGATTCTGTCTTCTAGTTAGGCGCGTAGATAATAGCTTTAATGTAGTAAGTAAGACATTGTCCAGATCATTATTATAAGCAACATCGAAATTAGTCTTATATATCACCTCGAACCGGTGCATCAAGGGGTCGATATAATACTTGTCATATTGAATAAAACCATTTAATGTGAGTGGATCGATTTTAAAGGTGACTTCTCCAATGAATATATTAACTAATTGAGGATCAGTATCATTATTTGGTTCAGAAACATGTGCATATACAGTAGTAGTGTGAAATGAAATGATATCTGAAAGAATCGTAATATCTACGCTATAGGAAGCACCGATATTCTTTATAGTTAATCCACTATCATTCGTGAAAATTGTAAATGGCTCTCCATGAAATCCCTGATGAAAACTACATACTATATTAGCCAAATAGGGTTGTAATTCCCTAATAATAGGAACCACCTCATCTCTCCATTGATCTGCAGATAGATGTTGATTACCATTATCATCAGGAAATGTATGGTTAAAAGAATGAGATACAAATGTTAACCGATTATAATGTAATATATCTCTTTTAAATTGATGCACCAATTCATTGATCTGTGTATCCTCTATAAATTTGTGATTATGATGTGTTCGTGCTCGACTTAATTTTCCACTTTTCTTTTCATGAAGAAATAAATGGATTCGACAGAGTTCTAACATAGAACGTGTATTATTTGTTTTTAGTTGTACATGAAATGGGGTGCGTTTCTTTTCATTGATAAAGGAAAGTAATACAGATTGTTTAGCAAATGATTTTTTTTCATCTTCAGTAAGTGGGCGTTCATAGAAATCAATATTTCGTTGTAGTTCACTGTTGATAGAGTGCCCATCAGACGCTGCTACCGCAACGGCTGTGTATATATCAGCCTCTTCTTCCAATAACGGTGGAAGTGGTTCGCCTCGTCTTTCAGCCCGATCAAGTCTATTTCGGTTCACTCGTTTTCTCAATTCTTCTGCGGCATTGGAAAAAACAGCTGCGACTGCAGCTCCAGGTGTTCCAAGTGAGGCTTTTTTTGTCATCGCTCCATTACTGATATTGATGTTCACTTTGCCATATTCAAGACCTTTTTTTATACCTGTCACTTCAATCATCTGTGATGTATTAAATCGAGTATCTTGTAATAAATAGGAAGGAAGTAGGATAGATAATCCAATGGTTTTATTATTTTTTATTTCATAGACGATTTCCACCAACGGTTCTTCTATTGCCGACTCCTTTAGAATCTGAATATCAGAATTCTGATCATGAATAAGATCAACGAGTAATGGTATTACAATCTTCTTAATCTGAGGATAGTCATGTAATGATAAGATAGATTTACTTTTGGGCGGGGTAACATAAAATGCACTCATAATGATTTGTTTCTCTTCCTCGGACACATCTTGTAGTCCTAATTTTTTTAATATGTTATTATCAATAACAGAATGTTTTAAATGAAACGTTGTGCCTAAAATCTTGGCTTCTTTCTGTTCAAAATCGACTCTTCCTCCACTAGTGGCAAGACGTGCCATTCTATCTATATGGTATTTTAAAAAATCTGTAAAATAACATGAACATTACTATGTATGACTTCGTAGAATTCTGCGCTTTCTGGCTTTTCGTGCTCCTTCTGCTGCTGCTCCTTCTGCTGCTGCTCCTTCTGCTGCTGCTTCTACTCTTGCTGCTTCTTCTGCTGCTTCTCTTACTCTTGCTTCTTCTGCTGCTTCTCCTGCTTCTACTCCTAGTTTTGCTTCTTCCACTGCTCTTGCGCTCTTACTTAACTCCTCGACATACTTTTTAGGTTTAAATTTCATGGTCACTTGACTCATCGAATCATATGTCTTTCCACTACGTAGTAACTCCATCAAAATGTTATGAATTATAAATCTTAAGGGAGCACACGTCATTAGACTACTAACAGGAAAATCATTTTCCAAACAGGTTGACTCATCGTAAATCATTTTCTTTATTTTTTCTTTTATCGGTTTCTCCAATGCATCAAAACGTAGTGTTGCTAATAATGTTGTCCATCCCTTATTATCGTCTTTCGTTGGATTTTTATATTCTGGATCTATTACATTGTATTTTATTCCATGTACTGTGATATTTTTAAAATTTTTTGAGTTAGGTCCTGAACTGTTTGCATCAGAACTAGCAGCAATAGCAATTGCTGCTATGGTAAATGGATCGCTATCTGTTTTAGGATCTATATGTGCGATATTAGAATTTGTTCTTGCTGCTGCTCCTACTGCTGCTACTGCTGCTGCGGCTGCTGTTGCCTCTGCGCCTGAAGCTGCTTCTACTGCTGGTACTGCTGCTGCTGCTGGTGCTGCTGCTGCTGCTGCTGCTGCTGCTGCTGCTGCTGCTGCTGCTGCTGAAGATGAAGGAGGCATGACGCTTGATAAACTTGATGAAGATGAGCTTGATAAAGGAAGCGTGGTGGTTGCCGCAATTGTTACTGCTGCTGGTAATGGTACTGCTGGTACTTCTCCTTCTACTTGTGCTGCTTCTGCTACACCAGGAGGAGATGTACTTCCAGGAGGTGTACCTCCTACTATACCCCCACGAGAGTATACACCTCCACCTCCCTTATATTCTGCAATCGGAGCAGCAGATGGTGGTAACGCGCGTAATAAAGAAGTATCGTAACTATCGCTTCCAGTATAGGGCGATGACATCGAACCACCACTCATAGCATGAATCGTACCACCAGTTAAAGGAAGCATCGTAGCGCCCCCGTTATATCCAGGAGGAGCACTCATTCTATCCTTACCTTTTCTTTAAATCTTTGGACAATGTAACACCATAACAAGTTTTCAACGAGTTTTCAACGAGAGTTTTCAACGAGTTTTCAACGAGTTTTCAACGGGGACGAGGACCTAAGAGACGATATCATCTATCCAATCAGACATGGATGCCTATACGTCAGACCCTCAAACGAGAAAGCGAAAGATCGAATGCAAGCCCGAACTAGTGATTTCAAGCCTGCAACGTTTCTACGCCAATCATCCGGAAATTGATAAAGTGCTCACCTATCTAAATGGCGATGCACCACTCAGTCTGCGAATCATTGACTGGTTTGTGACGAAATACAGCCGAAAAGGGTTTGTTCGCTATCCCCTCAATGGTCAAGAATTTCTCGTCTATCTGAGCTACAAGGGTCAGCTAAAGGCGTATTCCAAGCAGTATTTTGACCCCAATTGCCGCAGAGAGCGTATCATGTTTACGATTCCTGGTCATGAACAATTTATGACGACGATTGGAAAGCTCAATTTCTTTCGTTGGGCGTTGGAATCAAAAATACTAGATTATATGGAAGCCCATGAGGATGACATTCGCACGGGATACAATGCTTATTTGAAGGAAACCACACAAACACAGAAGCGGAACAAAACGGAATCGGCGGAAGAAGAGAAGGAAGGAAAGGCGGAAGTGAGAACAACGCGTCGTCGCACCAAGCAGACTCCATCATCGCTTACGAAACTACAGGTCTATACGACACCGATTGAGTTGGATTTTAATTAAAGCATAAAGATTCTATTACTGAATAGAAATATGAAGTTTATTCGTCTTACCACGATGTTGATTCATCCATCGTCTATTAAATATGTTGCCATTCAACCCAACCACTATACGATTCATTTTCAACATCATACTGTTTCTGGCATGATGCTTGCAGGATCAGGTATCGTCAGTTCAGGCAATGATATCATTCATATTAGCAAAGAGAAGAACTCCATTGATTTTGAGGCAATGAGTAAGTGGATAGAACAAGTATAATTAATCTGCATTACATATCCGCATTACATATCCGCATTACATATCCGCATTACATATCCGCATTACATATCCGCAGGTTTATTATGATAAAAGAGGCGAATATCATCCATTTTGGGGCGCAGTTCTTCTGCCACAACAGCTTGTTGAATGGCAACAGTGGGATTCAACCAGCGATTGTCAAAATTTCGTTGGAGTAATTTACTGGATTCTTTGTCATACCCCGTATTTTTATCTTCATACACGCTGGCTTTGAGTTCACGCGTCATGTTTCGTGAATCGTCCGTGACCGAATATTTATCAAAGTATGGATTTTGAGCACCACGAGATGAATCGGCATCAAATCGTGGCTGAGAACGATAACTACGACTATTCATTCGGCTGTCATTGGGTTGCATATCATAAAATGGTGCTTGCTTGTTGATATCCGGACGATTATGGGTACCAAATTTACCGTCCGTTTGCCAGTGTTCAAATTGCCGAGCATTAATGGTATCAAATGTGTTATATTCGCGGCGAGTTCGGGTAATAAATTGGGGATGAGGAAATGCATTATAGGAAGAAGCAGTATGTTGATCAGGAAAAACAGGTTGCGCCATTTAAAGTACCTTCTTAATAATAACATAAGATGTTTATTATTCCATTTATTCACAGAACAAAGGAGCTTTCCAATATGACCATTCATATTTTTCAGATTCTAACCATTGGCGGGACCACCGTGTGGAAAGAGGATCAGACAATATCGTTGGAAAAAGATATTCTCCATCCGAATGGTATTTATCTGGATACATTGCCCATCAAAAGGAAAGATGCAATGCTGTGTCGTGTGGACCCGAAGAAAACAGATATGAACGATTTTTATCAATGGAATGAACTTCCGAAAGAGAGTGATACGTTTTGTTGGAGAACTTTTTACACGTTTGGAGATAAAGCATCGAATGAAACAAATTATCATAATTGGTTACCTGTTCCGTCACAAGAACGTATGGAACCGTATTTGTGCGAAGAGATATTTGATATGATTTTGAAAACATAGGTCATCTAAACCCTCCACGCGTAGATAAGATAGTATGGATATTCGTCACAAGACACAAAAGAAGAGCGCAATGGAATCGGAACATCCTGCCACGGATGAAACATTTAAGATATTATTGGAGGATAGTGCGCGAGAAGCATATATGCGTCCATGGCATCGGATTGAACGTGGTTTACGTCTGAATCGCCTCCGCATTTTTGTAGAGGACGTTGCACCACAGTATAACATGACAAGGGAGGAAAAAGACAACTTTTTCATCTATCTTCAGAAGGCACTTGATAAGAAACTATTGAATACATTGAAAGTGGTTCTCTATAATCAAGAAACGCAGCGCATTACGACGATTAAAGGGTTGGAGCTTAGTCGTCTACCTGATGGAAATATCAAATGGGCATTTACGACAAAAAAGCCTCGTGTAGAAGGGGTAGGTACAAGAAAGAAGAAGAAGGAAGAGGTCTTTTCGGTATCGACGGATGTTCAAGAGAACTTAACAAAAATTGAGGAAACGTGCGAGAATAAATAAATAGAATACAGAGATGAATGGTAAAGAAAAGATACAGATTCTGATAGATCTTATTGAAAATTGGCTATCTGACCCTGCAGATAATGCACAACTTATCGAGTGGCATAAAGAAGTGGATGAAATAATCTATACATTGGATTGTTCCGAGGTAGAAGAAACCTGTCTGGCTAGAATAGTAGAGATGTACGATGAACAGATCCGAAAAGGATTAAAGCGAACTCATTCCATGTTAACGGTTTCAACAAAGGAGGAGCTAGATACCCTATTAGCAAGAAAGCAGACAGAACAACGAACACCTGCCTGGTACGCACAAATGTCTACTATTCTTTCTGCAAGTGAATTGGGTCATCTCTTTGCTTCTCCTTATGAACGTGGGAAATTTGTGGTATCCAAGACGAAGCCACCTGCGCCACGATATCAACCGCTTGCGATTCCTTCCGATCGGATGATGGCATTTGATTGGGGCATTCGTTTTGAACCCGTTGTGAAACAGATTTATGAAGAAAAATATGGAGTAACCATAAAGGAATTAGGTCGTCTGGTTCATCCTGTGGACCCTCGTTGCTCCGCTTCACCTGATGGATTGATTTATGATTGTCCCAAGGGGGAAAGAACTGGTCGTCTCATTGAAATCAAATGCCCTGCCACAAGAGAAGTCGATGGAAAGATTTCAAAAAAATACTTATGGCAAATGCAAATGCAGCTCCATGTGACGCAATTACAATATTGTGATTTTGTGGAGGCAGTCATCGTATCTAAATACAATAATACCGTGCATCAAGAGGGACCGTCACACTATTATGGATATGTTGCGATCATTCGGTATGCGGAAATGAAAGGGGACCAAGAGTTCTATTATGTATATAGCCCCATCAATTGTGACTCGGATTGGGTACCGGATATCAAGGAAGAGGAAGAAGTAATCGAAATTACGCCATGGCGATTGTTGCAGTGGAGTGAACAGCTTGTGGTGCGAAGCGAAGAATGGTGGACATCGTTGAAGCCGATGATGGACGCATTTTGGGAAGATGTCGAAAAAGCAAAGCAGGGAGTATTTGTGGAGCCTGAATCCAGTCGTACGAAAAAGACAAAAGTAGAAAAATGTCTCATCCATTTTCATAAAGTAGATGAAGATGGAAAAGAAATAGATATAAAAGAGTAAGTTAATCACCGATTTATATATTTTTATTGAGAGTTCCAGGTAGTCCATGACCAAACAGAATCATGTAGATGACGATCACTGAACCCATCAGAATGCTTCTGTTCTCAGCAACTGCACCATTCTGTTTAAGAAGGAATACCATTACAAAATATAATACGAGGGCAATCACTATTCCGTGAAAAAGCATCATGATACCTCTCTCCATGTCTATACCGAATCATAATATTATAATCCATTATTTACTTCACTTACACTACCGCCCGTATTATTTGGAGGAATTGCCATCGGATCCGCTTTATAAAAGTTAAGAACGAGTTCCTGATAAGGCGAAGAGCAACTGTCGGGATAACCGCGCTTGTAATTATTGGTCATTTGACGAAAATTGCCCGTTTTCGATACCATGCGGTCAAAATCAGTCGCATAACAGGAACGGCTGTTCACACAAGAAATGGATTCTTTTTCGCGAGGTGGAGGTAACATATCGCTTAATAGATGATAGGGCTGATTATTATATAAATCAGCGGGACTTGGGCTATCTGGTGGATATTCCATGATGGGTGAAGTAGCCATCTTGACGGTAGGATCTAATTTATGGGACTTATCCTGATTGGCAAAGGATTCCCAATAAGAATACATTGGGTATCCAAACATGTTACTATCAGGGCGTTCCCACCAATTCAGCTGTGAGGAGGAACCATAGGGAGCCTTTAGTAATCGTGATAGCATGGATGATTTATGAAACATGGCGACAATGATAATAATAAGGCAAAGTACAATAACACTCATGCCAAATGATGTCATCTCTATCTAATTGCGTTATTGTTAAAAATTTGACACGCTATTTTGTGTAAATATATCGTATTCCGGAAACATGTCCAAGATTAGTATGCAAGTCGTAAAGCGAAATGGTGAAGTCGAGGCGGTATCCTTTGATAAAGTATTGAATCGAATTCAAAGCGCCTCGGATGGGTTGGACGTGAATCC